AACTAAAAAAAAAAAAAAGAAAATAATGGACAGAAGTGATGAAGAAATTATCAAGAACATTAAATCAGTATTAGAAAAAAATGTTAAAGATAATGTAGCAATGCATGGTGGTATGATTAATTTTTTATCATACGATAAAGGTATTGTTAGATTAGAAATGGCAGGTGCTTGTTCTGGTTGTGCTATGAGTAAAAAAACATTACATGAAGGTGTTGAAAAAATGCTTAAACATTATGTACCAGAAGTAACTCAATTAATAGGTGAAGATGATGAACAAGCCGCTGAAAAAGGATATACGCCATGGGCAACAATGTAATTATGTTTCCTGCTCATAAGGCAAGGAAACCTGCAACAGATTCAGCTTCAAAACAAACTGAAGAACAAGCTAAATCAATAAAAGAAGATATATTTATTGAACAATTGGTTGAGGAATTTACTTTAGATTTTATTCATGTTTTACAACATAACGCTATTACAATGAAAAACGAAACTTTTTTAAGAGATTTGGCGGTTGTGATAGAAAGTATTAAGAGTTTAATTAAAAGAGATTTTAAAAAAAAACATCCAATGCAATCTATAACAGATGTAATTTCTAAAATATCTACATTACCTAATGGTAAACAGGTTACCGATATGGATTATAGTAAGGTATTTGTATCTAAACCAAAAGCTTGACAATCTAACAGAAATATGTTATAATACATTATGATTATCGTTGATATAAACCAAATAATGATCTCAAACCTTATGGTTACGATCAATAGAGATAACCTAGAGTTAAGTGAGGACCTTGTACGTCATATGATACTAAATAGTTTAAGAGGTCACAATAAGAAGTTTAGAAAAGAATATGGCGATATGGTTATCGCTTGTGATAGTGGTAATGTTTGGAGAAGACAAGCATTTCCTAATTATAAGGCAGGTAGAAAAGCAAATAGAGAGAAGTCTGAACACGATTGGTCAATGATATTTGATATACTGTCTAAAGTTAAAAACGAAATTAAAACATTCTTACCTTACAAGGTTATAGAATTAGAAACAGCCGAGGCAGATGATATTATAGCTGTTCTAACGAGAAAAGTAAAAGAGAAGATACTAATACTAAGTGGTGATAAAGACTTTATACAATTACATAATGCAAGAATAAAACAATACAATCCTGTGCTTAATAAGTTTGTAGGTCAAGATGAAAATCCAAGTCTATATATTAAAGAGCATATACTAAAAGGTGATAGAAGCGATGGCATACCAAACGTACTATCAGACGACAATGTTTTTATTGAAGGTAGAAGACAAACACCTTTAAGTAAAAAGAAGATAGAGGCATGGTGCAATGAGATCGTACCTACCTTTAACGAACAAGAACAAGCGAATTACGATAGAAATAAAACATTAATAGATTTGAATTGTGTTCCTAAGGAATTAGAAGACAAGATAAATCGTGAGTTTGAAAATTTTGAAGTAGCAACTAGAGATAAGATTCTAGGTTATTTTATAAACAAAAAACTTAAAACTTTAATTGAAGTCATAGATGAATTTTAGACTTCAAAAGAACTGTTAAGGAGAAAAAAATGGTTATAATTAGAAGAAATCCAGATGGATCAATTGCAAATCCAGACTTGGTAAGACAACAAACGCAACAACAAAACGAACAATTACATCAACAACCTGTATCACACCCAGCATTAGCAAGTAAAAAAGGAATGGCAGCACTATCAGAATCAGGTAGAGGTATACCACCTTTATACAGCGAAATTGCTATGAAGGTGAACAATGCAAAAGATAAACCTAGAAAATTAAAAGTGTTAAAAGATCACGATTCAATTGCTTTAAGACAGGTTTTAAAAGCTGCATTTGATCCTAAAATAGAATGGGCATTACCAAAAGGCGAAGTGCCTTATACTGTTAATGACGCACCTATGGGTACCGATCATACAATATTAAGTCAAGAAGCAAAGAGATTATACCTTTTCATAAAAGGCGGTGAAAACTTAAAACAAACTAAAAGAGAAATGCTTTTTGTACAAATGTTAGAAGGTCTATCAGCAGAAGAAGCTGAGTTCCTAGTTGCAGTTGTTAATAAAAAGATTAATAACAAGTACAAAGGATTCACAGCGAATCTAGTAAAGGAAGCGTTCAATTGGGACGATAATTTTATGAAAAAATAACATCTGTTCACGCTTTGTTCTCATTTTAAAACCCTTATATTTCAATAAACGTTGATTTATAAGGGTTTTTTTATGTATTATTTGCTTGACTTTTGTATCAAACTCTGATAGGATATACACTTAATAACGAACAAAAGGATACATTATGATACTATATGAAACATTAAATAAGATGACAGTTGCTCAATTAAAAGATACTAAAGATATGATTGATATTATTGTTAAAAACAAAGTTAAGAGTGAACTTAAAGTAGGATCAGAAGTTTATATCGTACAGAAAACTAAAAAAACACCTGGTGTTATTAAAAAAATAATGCAATCAAGATGTTTAGTTAAAATGAGAGATATGACTTATAGAGTACCAATGTCAATGTTAGAATTGAGAGTTGCTTAAGTGCGACAATTTAGACACTTTACAAATGTCTAAAAGTCTGATAGTATATACAGATAACATTAACAAAAGGATACATTATGAAAAAGAAACAAAAAAAACCCAGAATTAATCTTGATGAATTGACTCTACAAAACAGTAGAAATAATCATTATAGATTTAAAAAAATAAAAGAAAAAAGATTTTTAGATTTTACAAATGAAGAATTTATATCATCAAATAAATTACTTCTTGATAGTCCTCGTAGAAGTTCTCCTACGACTTGGATGATTCATAGTGTTACCGAAGATTTAAGATATAAAAAAGGTGTGTACTGCATATGGGTTGTTTACAAAGATGAATATATTCCTTTGTATATAGGTTCAGGTAATATTGGTAATAAAATTTTAGATCATTGTCGACCTCATAGTCACATGAATGAAATAAGATATGATGAATATAATAGTAATGATTTTCTTTTTACATTTAAAGATTATATCTATTATAGTTATATCATAGAAACAGAAGATGTAAATCAAAAAATACTATCACAATATGACGATTTAATTTCACACAAAAGACTTTTAGAAGAAGTTGAATATGAGTTTATTGCTAGATTAAATCCTCTCGAAAATGTACAATGTAATTATCAAAATAATCTTATGTTAATGAGTAAGTTTGTAAGATTAAATGAAATTAAGAAAAAGATAGAGAAAACTAAAAAGAAGGCTGCTTAATTGACATTAATATACGGAATTATGTTCTTGTTGCTTTCCACGACTTCAATCATATCGATTTTAGTCGTGGTTTTATATCTATCAAATAGAACTAGAAAACAAGAAGTTAAATCAAACGAAGCTGAGAAGTCAATACAAAAACTAAACGAAAGATAAATACATTATGAAACTAAATGCAAAACAAAAAGAACTACTAAATTTATTAGTAAAAGGTAAAGGTCAATTTAAAACACCTACGATACCTAAAGATCAAAATGAAAAGAACTTAGATAATATCGTAAGTTTATATCTAAAAGGTCTATTAACCTTTCAAAGAAAATACGATATTGAATATGTCGGTCCATCTAACGAACATATGGTTAGATTTAAGTGGTATGTTCTTACCATAGATAAAAAGAAGACAATCAAAGATATTAAAAATGTTATCAAGGAAGGAAAAGTTGCCTAATAAACTACAATGGCAGTATTGGATAGATAAAGTTTGGTTCTATTTCAAGATATTTTTTGCCCTATGTGTATTCGGTATGATTACTTTTGGTTGGGGTACTTTTTATCCTAACAGGTCAACGATTGCAATAGTTAATACTGAACTAGACAAATATTATGTAGATACCATCAAAGAAATGGATCTACAAGAACCTGAGTTTACATATATCAATGATACTCAATTTGTAAGATCAATGCATAAGTGTATTAACTATATTAACTTTACTACATCTAAACATTTAAGAATACCCTATGAAATGATTATAGGTCAGGCTGCCTTAGAGTCTGGTTGGGGTAAAAGTAGATTTGCCACAGAAGGTAATAATCTATTTGGTATTAGAACATGGACAGAAACATCACCACATCTATTACCTATTGGTGTTGAGGAATGGCCTGGATGGGGTGTTAAAGTATTCGCTAGTAAATGTGATAGTGTAAAATACTATGTTGATTTACTGAACAACCACTCAGCATATGA